GACTCATGGAACACTGAGCGCTTGTCTGTATTTTGCACACAAGATCAAACCTTTACTTGGCCTGCTGGCGAGTACATCCGCACGCTTGGCCCTACCGGCAATTTTATCGGCCTGCGCCCCGTGCTGCTGGACGAGGCAACGTACTTTCGTGACCCAGGCACCAATGTGTCGTTTGGCATCAAGTTCATCAACCAGCAGCAGTACAACGGCATCGCCGTCAAGACCGTAACCAGCACCTACCCCCAAGTGATCTTTGTGAACATGGGGTTTCCTGACGTTACGATGTCCATCTATCCGCGCCCCACACGCGACTTGGAATGGCACTTTGTCTCGGTTCAAGAACTGAGCAACCCCGCCACCTTGGCGACTAGCTTGTTTTTCCCGCCAGGTTATCTGCGGGCGTTTACGTACAACTTGGCGATGGAGATTGCGCCTGAGTTTGGTGTTGAGCCAAGCCCCCAAGTGCAGCGCATCGCCATGACCAGCAAGCGCAACTTGAAACGCATCAACAACCCAGATGACGTGATGTCTATGCCTTACGCCATTGTCGCCACTCGTCAACGCTTTAACATTTACGCAGGAAACTACTAACATGGCAACCATCGCAATCTCATCTCTCCCTGTAGCCACGGCTGCGGTTACAACTGACGTTTTGCCAATCGTGCAAGGCGGCACAACTAAACAAGTCACTAATGCGCTGCTGTTTACCAATGCAACACTGGTAACCCCCGCGCTTGGAACGCCTGCTAGCGGCGTTTTGTCCAATTGCACCGGTTTGCCTATTGCCACTGGCGTAAGCAACTTGGGCACTGGTGTGGCTACTTTCTTGACAACACCAAGCAGCGCCAATTTGCGAACCGCATTGACTGACGAAACCGGCACCGGCTCTGCTGTATTTGCAACAACGCCAACGCTGGTGACTCCAATTCTTGGTACGCCAACATCAGGAACCCTTACCTCATGCACTGGGTTGCCACTTACGACTGGGGTAACTGGTGCGTTACCAGTTGCAAATGGTGGCACTGGTGCATCAGGTGCAGTGCAGGCGTTAAGTGGCCCTGGCGCGGTAAATATTACAAGTCTTGCCACTGCATTTACGTCAACCGCCACCGGTAATGCGTTGACGCTTGCAGATGGCGCACAGGGGCAGATCAAAACAATTATTTATGTTGCAGAAGCTGCTGGCGGTGATACTGGTGTTTTAACGCCAACTAACCTTGGAAGTGCAACCACGATAACTTTTAATGCTGTTGGCGATTCGGTAACGCTCCAGTTTGCTGGTACTGACTGGTGGGTTGTTGGATTCCGTGGCGCCGCAGTAGCTTAATGAAAACGCCGATTCTTGGATCAGCCTATGTTGCCCGCAGCGTCAATGCTGCGGACAACCGCATGGTCAATCTGTTCCCAGAAGTCATTCCAGAAGGCGGCAAAGAGGCGGGGTTTCTTAACCGCGCGCCTGGCCTAAACTTTCTTCAGACTGTAGGCACAGGCCCAATCCGCGCCTTGTGGGCGCACCAAACCAATGGCAGTGATTTTTATGTCGTTTCTGGCAATCAGTTTTATAAGCTGACCGGCTTGAATGCAACGCCTACATTGCTGGGCACCGTGGCTGGCACCGGCCCCGTGTCCATTGCTGACAACGGCACGCAACTGTTTATTGCAGCCAACGGGCCAAGTTACATCTACAACGAAGTCACCAACGTATTTGCCCAGATCACTGACCCCGACTTTGCCGGTGCGGTGACAGTGGCTTACCTTGACGGCTACTTTGTTTTTAACCAGCCCAACAGCCAGATCATCTGGGTGTCGCAACTGCTGGATGGCACATCTGTTGACCCGTTGGACTTTGCAAGCGCTGAAGGCTCTCCAGACGGCGTGGTGGGCCTTATTGCTGACCACCGCGAACTATGGGTGTTTGGCACTGATTCGGTTGAGGTCTGGTACAACTCTGGTGCGGCTGATTTTCCCTTGACCCGCATCCAAGGCGCGTTTAACGAAATTGGTTGCGTGTCGGCGTACACCATTGCCAAGATGGACAACGGCTTGTTCTGGCTAGGCACAGACGCCCGTGGGCAAGGTATCGTCTACCGCGCCAATGGCTACACTGGCGTTCGCATTTCCACTCATGCAATAGAATACGCCATTGCCCAATACGGCAATATCTCAGACGCTCTTGCCTACACCTACCAGCAAGAAGGCCACGCTTTTTATGTGCTGACATTTCCAAGCGGCAACGCCACTTGGGTGTATGACGTAGCCACGCAAGCCTGGCATGAGCGTGCTGGCTTTAGCGGCGGCGAGTTTATGCGGCATCGCAGCAATTGCCAGTGCAACTTTGGCGGCAACATCATTGTTGGCGACTTTGAAAACGGCAACATTTACGCGTTTGATTTGGATGTGTACGCTGACAATGGCGGCATCCAAAAGTGGTTGCGGTCATGGCGGGCGCTGCCCACCGGCCAGAACAACCTCAAGCGTACCGCGCACCACAGTTTGCAACTTGATTGCGAAACTGGTGTTGGTTTAAATTTATACCCCGCGTATGCGGGGGGTGAAAATATTGACACTGAGGCGGGGCTAAATCTTGTTGCTGAATACGTGCAGGCTTTTTTAGCCACGCAAGCAGGCGACACATTGACCACCGAGGCGGGGGATGGTTTTGAGCCGCTTGGTCAATTTAATGTGCCAGATTTGGACACTAATGGTTACGAGTTGGTGACCACAAGCTATCCCGCTGCGCCAGGCTATGACCCGCAAGTCATGCTGCGCTGGTCAGATGACGGTGGGCACACATATTCAAACGAGCATTGGTCATCAATTGGCAAAATTGGCGCGTATGGGCACCGAACCTTTTGGCGGCGGCTGGGCATGACCTTGAAGCTGCGCGATAGGGTCTATGAACTTTCAGGCACTGACCCTAACAAAATAGCGATCATGGGTGCAGAATTGATCATAAGCCCGACCAATGCCTAACCTTAATACCCAGATCACACCGCCTCGCGTGCCGCTTACTGACGAGCGCACGGGGGCGGTTTCGCGTGAGTGGTATCGCTGGCTCTACAACATCTACAACATTACTGGCGGGGCGCTTGGCATCACGCCAGTTGTCAATGGTGGCACGGGGCTAGGAACTATCCCCACCAACGGCCAACTGCTGATCGGCAATGGTACAGGGTATACCCTTAACACGCTTGGTTTTGGGGCTGGCATCTCAGTCACCAATGGGGTTGGCACCGTTACGGTAGCCAACACGGGCGTTTTGTCGTTTGCGGGCGGCACTACTGGCCTGACCCCCGCAGCGGCCACCACGGGCGCTGTGACGCTGGCTGGCAGACTAGCTATTGCAAACGGTGGCACAAACGCTACGGCTACGCCTACGGCTGGCGCTGTGGCCTATGGCACTGGCACGGCTTACGCTTTTACTTTGGCCGGTACGGCGGGGCAGATACTGACCAGCGCTGGTGCAGGGTCGCCCACATGGGCAACGCCGGTAGTCAATACGGTGTCTGCGCCGGTCACCAAAACGGCTGACTTTACCGTAGCTGTTGGCGAAGCCTGGCTGATCAACAACAAGTCAGGCTCGACCTGTACGGTCACCCTGCCCACCGCATCTGCATGGGTTGGGCGGCAGTTGATTTTTAAGAATATGCAGGCGCAGACGCTTGTCTCGGCGTCCAGCAATGTTGTGCCGCTAGACAGCACTTCGGCTGGAACGGCCATCCTCTTGGATGTTGTGGGCAATTGGGCGACAATGGTGTCAGACGGCACAAATTGGGTCATCATGCAAGCTGCGGCCAACAACAACCTGCTTTTGGAATAATCTGATGCAATTAGCTTGCGGTCAAGAATTTAACCTTGCGGAAGTTACGCCGGACAAGGTGTTGGCGTTGCAAGATGAATTGCTTAAAATGCCGCAAGCCGACATTATTACAGAGCATACGTTTTTGCCCAAGGTTTACGAGCGCAAGATTACGATCCCGCCTTGGGTTGTGTTGACGGGCGCGGAGCACAAAACACCCTATCGCGTTCGGCTAGAAAAAGGCACAATTGCGGTAAATACAGAAGACGGCGTAAAAGTGCTCACCGGCCCCTGCGAATTTGACGCTGCCGCCGGTATGCAGCGGGCGGGGCGGGTGTTTGAAGACGAAGTGGTGTGGGTTGATGTTTACGACAATTTAGACGACTGCACCGACATTGCTGTGCTAGAAGACCGTTTGTATGTGGTGCCTGAGTGCGGGCTTGGCGATAGCAGGACAGAAGCACAAAAAGCAAATATTGCTTACCGTGCTTTTTTGTATCAAATTGGGTTGGATACAGCAAACAAATTTACCTACGACATCTGTGATGTGGTAGCGCGTAAAATGCAACGCAAGGGGAAATAATATGGCCGGATGGATAGCAGCAGCAACAGTCGCAAGCGCCGCAATTGGTGCTAGCTCATCTAGGAGCGCGGCAAAAGCGCAAGCCGGCGCGGCTGACCGTGCCGGTGACTTACAACGCGAACAGTTTAATCGTCAGGTTGAACTGCAAGCGCCGTTCCGCGAGGCGGGCGTTCGGGCGTTGCCAGAACTGGAAGCAGCATCTAGGTACACGCCGTTTAGCATGGAAAAGTTTCGAGCAGATCCAGGCTACGGTTTCCGTTTGTCCGAAGGCCAAAAAGCACTTGATCGTCAAGCCGCTGCGCGTGGCGGTTTGATCTCTGGCGGCGCTCTCAAGGCCGCAACGCGCTTCGGCCAAGAGATGGGTAGCAACGAGTACCTGAACGCTTTTAACCGTTTTCAGAATGAAAATATGGCGCGTCTTAACCCACTGCAATCTTTGGCCGGTGTCGGCCAGACTTCTGTAGCCCAACTGGGCGCTGCGGGGCAAAGCTATGCAACCGGCGCAGGCGAGGCCATTGGTGCTGCTGGGCAAGCCCGTGCTTCTGGCTACATGGGCGGCGCTAACGCGTTGTCACAAGGTTTGAGCCAGTACATGGGCTACAGTCAAGGCCAACAGCGTAACGCTTTGCTGTCGCGTGCTATTGGCGGTGGTGGTGGTGGGGGTGGCGGTTACATAGGTACAGAGCCTTCCTC